CGAAGGGTTATTTATAACAGAAATTATACCGTTATCTGACACGTTATATGAAGTTTGATTAACTAAATTGCCAGATATGTAGCCTTTCAAATTATTAAGCGGTAGTAAATTCCTCCCCCCAATCTCCAATTCATTCACCGCCGTGTCATCGGTGTACCTAACTCTCTTCAGCCAGTGAGCCTCGTTGAACGTCGTACTGTCCTGTGTCGCTGTCAGTATCTCCCCTTGCTTGTAGGCAGTTCCATTGATAGTCCTATCTGCGTTTAGTACCCACATGTCACCTAACTTGTACGATGTAGGCTGAATTAAAAAGGTAGTGCTTTTACCGTCTGCTGTTGCCTGAGCCTGTGCCGCTTTTTGAAGTGCCAAGACGGCGTCGGAGTCTGCAATTTGTGTCCATGAGTAAACAGAGCCGTTTTTAACGAATCTCCAGCTCTTGCCAGCGTCTGTAGCAGGTGCTTGAGCTGTGTTTGTAAATGTGTCTCCTATGTGTCTGTCTTTAATCTCGTTTGTAGTCCATTCGGAAGCAGGGTAATTAGCCAAAGTAGGCGTGTATGGGTAAAACCAATTCGATACTTCACCGTCAATTTGAGCCTGCAATTTGCTCACTTCTGTATTTATTAGTCCTACATTCGCTTCTGCATCGTCAATGGCTTGTTGTGCCTTTAAAGCAGCGGTATTGGCTGCGGCTTGGGCGTCTTGGATATCTTGAGACGTACCATCAGCCCATTCGTCAAGATTAAACCCGCTTGAAAGAAACACCGTACTACCTACTATCCTATTGCCAAGTCTTGTGAATTTGGTAGTTTCTTTACCTGTCAGGTCGTATGAGTTTATACCAGAGTACTGAATAAACGAAGGTGCATCGTTGCCTACCGTAGAGAGTATCATCGCACCCTGTCTGTTTACATCGGTTGACCCTAATTGAAAGATGGTATCTCCAACTTCTGGTATATCACTGTTAATCGCTGCGTCTGTTTTGCTCAACTCAATGTAATCAGTGCCTACTGCTACCACTTTTCTCCAATAGAATTTCTGTCTTGTGCCTGTGAATATTTGGCATCTTGCGAAGTCGGATGTTGAGAATAAGTTGGCTACTTCTCCGTCTTTTGAATCAAAGTAACATCTGTAAAAATTAGGTGTCTCCTCAACTTTTGTGCACAACATGTTGGCAGCGCTTATAATCAATTGACCGCCAACACTTCGTGCTTCGTGTATTAAGACTGAAAAGAACTCTGCCCTTTGTCTTACAAGTAACTGATCAACCTCTGCAACCGAAGTGCCGTTAACATTCTTAATAGCTGCCCCTGAACCGAGTAGTCCTGACGCAAATGTGCCAACCTCTATCCCTTCGAGAAATTTTATTAACTTTTGAGCGGTATCTTCGGATACCTTAGACAGAAATTGTCTGTCTCCTATTAATCTAATAAGACTTTCGGTTTGTTTGACATCCAATATAGACCCACCAGCTCCGCTTAAAAGGTAATTAATCTGATTTTGTATCTTCTGAATAGTCCCTACCTGTTTCTCTTCGGTTAAGGTTACTTCATAAATAGGGATAATCTCATCACCCTCTTTTATCCTTAGGTTGTCTATTATAATGCTACCTGCTATCCCAAGATCGGTGTCTGAAAATTGAAGATAATCGCCTTCTACTATAGTATCGTGTAGATTGGGATTACGTGCCATATATACAGGAGATATATCCACACTATAGGTATATCTTACGTAATCGTTCTTGGATAGATATTCTTGTCCGGCTTCCAATAGTCTTTGAGATGCGGCCTGAATATAAACTTCCGGCATTTCTATGTTTAAAAGCACAAACTTATCACCGGCTTTTATGTTCATTGTCCCATAAGGGAAATAACGATCAACATCAGAAACACGGTTACATGTTAAGACATATTTATTACCTTCCTTTACGCATGATTGAATTTCAAATTCACGCCCGGCATTCATCCCCGTTTTCATGGCAATAACAGGTGTTTCCAGTAGATAATCGCTTAAATCGAAGCCTATGTCCTTAATGACAAGTTTGAATTGCGGCACTTCTTCGTCTTCAAACACACCGTTATCCGTAATGGGTGTTCCGTCTATATTTGTCGCATCCGACACCACTTCGTCAAGATTACCGTTATCGCCAGGGTCTAAATACACATGTATTCCTGCGGCTTCCAATTGTGCTGCAGTCATGCCTTCCAATGACGGATAGATTTCAGGTAACGATTCATCACTTCCATCGAAGAACACACTTCCTTCCATCACGCCAAGAACTTCTATATTTGGACTATCCAGATAAGGGTCTAATGTTTCGTAGGGGAATGACGGCAACATAAGGTTTTGCACCGCCATATTATCAGGAAGGTATGGTTCCGAAGAAGGATTAGTAAGTTTGTTGTAATATCTTAATGGCAAGTTTCGTGTGCTTCCGTAAACCCTTAACCTTGTTATTATTTGCTGTTCGGAATCAGCTATTCTTGTTATCTTATTTAATCCCTTACCCTTACCATATTCAAACACTTCATCTATAACATTTCCTGCCGTCCCTATGGTTATTGTCCTGCCACGTATGATGAAATTCGACTTAAATACCGTAGATACCAAAGCAAGTGCATCCCAAACAGTTAACCTGTCGGCGGTTATAAATACATCGGACACATCAATATCCGAATCATCAACGTTTACCGTCCATAAACCATCATAAACCCTATCAAGGTTGGCCTGTATCCTGTTTGCAAGATCGTGTATGGTAAGTGCATGAAACCCGAATGAAGGTAAAGATGAAAAATGAATAAGATTGTCTTCCAGGACATAATCCAAGAATTGGCATCTTATAAGTTCATCCGAATAACTGTTGAATTTTATGTTTTCATAAATAAATGCATCACCGGCCTTATTTAATCCGGCGTTTTTTATGATTGAAGGGTCATAGTTAAGCGTGAATCGTTCGCCACGATATATAACGTAATCGCCAATGGCAAATTCTATCGGATGAGGTGACCTTATGGATGCTGTTATGAATTTTTCACCCATAAATGTTCCGCTATATTCCAATTTATGGATTTCGCATCTTTCTATTCCGTCCTTATTGTAAACCTTCCAAATCATTGCAATCCAATTAAAGTATTATCTGAATATACCGGCGAAACCGTCGAAGCGGGTTCGGTAACCCTGAATGTTATTGTAAACGTTATTAAATCACCCGACAAGTTTTGATATTGTTCCGGTGTGTAACTTACGAATCTTACTCCTTTATATCCCATATTGGTGTAAGGATTATACATTTTCAATCTAACACCATTCCCGTCATGACCAAGAAGATATTTCAAAAAATCGAATATCTTTATATTTGCCGTACCGGCATCACCAGAATATCCTATTTGGACTTCCAGATTATAAGCCTTTAACAGTAACACATCGGGTTCAAACGAATCTTCACCATTTTCATCCGCCCAATCATCGGTAGTCACATCTTTTGTTTCTAGGGTAGGATGTGGGGGGAATGACGTACATACCATATCAAAGTCGGATACAAGACACTTTATGGGTGATCCGTCTTTTTCTTTTTGAAATATTATATCATGTTCTACCATACCTGCAAATATACAAATTTAAATTTAAATCTTATAATTTTATTTTACTTTTATTGACTTTGTACCCATAGTAATCGAATTAAACAGATCATATATATCCGAAGCTATCTTTGCGTTTTTATCCGTATTTTTGGCAATATTTTGTAATTGTATTAATTGTGCCCTGCTTATTGCCGTAACTTCAGGCACATCGGATTCTACATATCTTTGTATAATGCTTAATTGCATGGCAAGGTCGGCACGCATACTATTAACGTAAGAAGCAAGTATTGATGCTGTATCTTCGGTTATACCCTTTATACCTGCGGTCAATCCGCTTCCTTTTTCTTTTTCCGGCGACCAAAGTTCTATTCCTCTTTCTGCGGCCGCTTTTTTGTATGCTTCAAAAAGATCATTATGTATTTCCGCCCCTTCTATAACATTATCCATAGTATCGTCAAGGACTGAAGCATATCTCCTGAATTTTTGTTCGTCTGTAAGACCTTCATCTTGCATTACGGCCAACATTTCTTCTTGTGCTTGTTCAAGATAAGGTGCAATAGTTACCGAATAAATCATCGATTCGGCTAATCTTTCCAGCATATTGGTAACCGAATCGGTAAAAGCCTCCGCTGCATCCGTACCGTTTCTGAACGCATCAACAAGGGCGTCGCTCATTGTCTGTCCCAAGTCGCCGAATATATCGGATAGATAGCCTTTCATCTCCTGTATGGCCTCTTCGGCCAGCTTGGCATAATCTACTATATTTTGTAGTGCAGCCTTGCTATCTTCATCCATCGTACGTGTAGCAAGGATGGTTTCGGCTAGCGATATGTTAAATTTACCGTTCGCATCAATTAACTCGGGATAGACATCAAGAATAGATGAATATATATCCTTACCCGACCCTAATCCAAACAAACCTGTTTTTTTATGCCCCGTTTTTATTTGGATATTTGCAAGTCCGGCATAACTTTCCTTTAATGCCTTATTTGCACCTTTAAATCGTTGCGGAGTACCCTTTAATTGATTGTTTAATTCTCTAGTCGCATCTTTTAACACCGTAACGGCATTAGAAGCCTTACTATAAGCATCACTACCGAATATGGTTATTGCTCTTTCAAATTCAAGGTTTTGACGCATTAAAAGAAGGTTATATTCTCTTTGCTGGGCTACAGCCTCCCTCATTATGCTTTCTAATTCCTTTCTATGTTCGGCGCTTGCCTTGAAGCCCTTAGTAAGCCATTTAAATGTCTCCCCTACAGCTGCTCCTATACCGCCTATAAGCTTACCCTTTTGAAACCCTTCGCCAATAGCCGCTATGGATGACACCGCTTCTTTTGCGCTATCTATCACATCGACCATGTCTTGCTTGCCAAGTGCTTCAAACATTGACCTAACCTCATCAAGGGATTTTATATATATATCGATGATAGGTTTTGCATTTTTAAACGCATCGCTTATCTTATCTATCGCCCGGGCTATCTCATCCTCATTCTTACCAGCTTTTGCAAGGTCATTAATCCCTTCTGCAAGTGCTTTGAACGGGTTTCGTTTTTCCAACTCCTTTGTGGCTTTTTTAACCACGTTCATCATTTCTTTAAGGCTGGTAACATCTAAGGCCGACCCGGATACATCAATAAACTCCTTTATCTTTGATATGGCTTCTTCTATTCTTTTTGTAGAAATCCTGCTTATATCTTCGAACATCATAGACCATAGATCAGTCTTTTTGAATTGTTCGAAATCAAATTTTGCCAACGACTCTCTTAGTTTCTCGTCGACTAATATTGCTGCTTCTTCGGCATCCATGCCGCTTCTTATAAGGGCAAGCCTATCTTCTTGGGCTTGTTTTATTATTTCGTTTCTTTTTGTTTCTGCATCTTTATATTCGCCAAGAAGCTCCGCAGCCCTTTTTAAGCTTTCTTCGGATAGTTTTTGTTCTTCTTCCATGTAGGCAGCAACAAGTGCTTCTATTGCTGCGCCGAATTTTCTAGTTATATCTTCAGTATCTAATTTTATCAAATCGTCAAAAGATATATCCAATTTGTTTTCTTCTATATGCTTTTCAATCATGCTTTGTAATTGCTCAAGTGACGACTTGAATCCTATATCACCGCCCCATACAGCCTGCATGGCAAAGGTATAATCGCCCGATGTCTCCCATATCTCCGAAAATAATCTCCATTTAGATACCGCATCGGATATTGTCTTTTCGGTTTTTCTAAGTGTTCTTTCTATGGTTTCTTTATCCAATCCAAGTAATTCGTTAATAGCCGCTTCCCTTGCTTTTTCATCGCCGGTGACACTTATCTTTTTAAGTTCTTCCCTTAATGTGTCAGGGTCAAACTCGGGAAGTATTTCCCTTGCACGTATTAGGGCTTTTTCTTCTCCTACAAGTGAAAGCCATTCTTCATATTCCTTATTGGCTTTCATAAGTAAGGACACCCTGTCATTCAATAAATCGTTTGATGTGCTATCCGTTTCCCATACGGCTAACTTTTTATCGATTTCTGCTATTTCTTTCCTAAGTTTGCGCCCTTCTTCGCCTTTAACCTGTTCTGCCGTAAGTTTAGCATATCTTTCCTCCAGGTTTCTTTTTTCATTTTCCCAATATTCCTTATTCTCCTTTACCTCCTTTTCTGTTGGAGTAAACCATGCAAAAGCCGATTCGACGGCTTCTCTTTTCTTTATTACATCATCTTGTGCTTTGGTTATTTCTTTAATAACATCTGCAACTTTATTATATG